TGGGATCGGCTTGAGGAACAAGGATACGTTAAGTTTATATCGACTTCGTTTATTCGAGGTATGTCTTTCGACGACGCTATTATTATTGTTGACGAAATGCAGAACATGACTTATGAGGAAATCGACACAGTTATGACTCGTGTTGGTTATCGTTCTAAGATCATTTGGTGCGGCGATTATCGCCAAACCGACTTAAATAAAAAGAAAAATGACGTTACTGGTATATTGAAATTTTTCGATATTGCTCAGCATATGAGTTCTTTTACTCGTATTGAGTTTACAGTTGACGACATCGTTCGATCTAGTCTTGTTAAGGATTATATTCTTGCCAAGATCAGGTATGAAGACGCTATAGAAAAATAAAACTAAGGAGAACTATATGTTAACAAATGTTATTGTATTTTTAGTAGGCGCACATTTAGGCGCTAAATATCCACAAAAAGCAACATTGATTGTTGATACTGCTGCAGCTTTTGCTAAGTCAGTATGGGCTAAAGTTGCTGGATTGGTAGCTAAAAAATAATGGCTTTCGATTTCGATTTCACTGAGCAAAAACTAGGCCAAATACTTACTCGTAATAAGAATGTCCATGAGTGGTATGAAGCAATGGTTGTACAGTTACCTCAATTTGAAGTAACTTCTGCAAAACGCGTTGCTGCTTTTGTGGCCCAGTGCGCTCATGAATCAGCGGACTTTACAGTCTTATCTGAAAACTTAAACTACTCAGCAGATGCATTGAACAAACTATTTAGTAAGTACTTTGCTTCAGCTGGCAGAGATGCTGCTCCATATCATCGTAAACCTGAAATGATTGCTAATGTAATATATGCCAATCGTATGGGTAACGGAGATACTGCAAGTGGTGAAGGTTATAAATTCAGAGGACGTGGTCCAATTCAATTGACAGGTAAGAGTAATTATCAAAAATTTGCTTCTGACTTCTTTGAAGATCCAGAAACAGTTATTGATGATCCTGACCTCGTTACAGATGACGTGCCAACATCGCTTTATTCAGCACTATGGTTTTGGAATAAAAACAACCTAAACAAATTTGCTGATGTAAGTGATATTAAAGGGATGACAAAGGTTATTAATGGAGGATATATTGGTTTAGAAGACCGTATCAAACATTATGATCATGCAATTGAAATCCTTACTGCCTAATAATTATACTTTAATTAAGTTTTAGAGTATAATATATGAAATGCGCAGTGTTATGTAATGGTCCCAGTCGGTCAACCTATAATCCAAAAACAGAATATGCATACCGCATAGGATGTAATATTCCGTGGACTAAGGTTGACTGCACTGTGATACTAGATCCGCAGTTAGTTAAAGTATTAGTAAATAACAAAAGTCTTATAGATTGTGCCGTATACTTTAGTCAAGCCGCTTGGGATTATGTTGAAGAAGTTGAAGCAGTATTATTGTTTAATAGTTTAGGCATCATAGAAAAGACTCGAAAAGGTTTATCAAGTGGTAACCTAGCATGTATTAAAGCAGTAGAGCTTGGTTATACCGACATAGATATATATGGAGCTGATGCAATGACTACAAATGATATACGCAGTAATAATGTTAGTAAGAGTTATACAAGAAACTTTTTAGATTCAGATAGTATGAATATGTCGCCAGACTGGAGACATAATTTTAATAGGATGATTGAAAGTCATCCAGAAGTTAATTTTAATTTTATAAAATAAAAATATGGATAAAAGGAGTCAAATAGTTATGAAACAAATGAAAACTGTAATGTATATTACTGTTGCTGCTATTGCTATTGCGATGTTTGCTGGTGTACTACATGCAGATCCTAAACCAGTAAAGAAAGAACCAGTTAAAGTAACAAAGCAAGTTAAACCTGCATCTAAACCTGCAGCAGAACCAGTAAAAAAAGAACATAAAAAGAAACCAACCTTAAAGAAAAAGTACGCAGATAAAAAATAATTGAAGAACTTTATTTGTCATGATTTTCCAGTTATTGAACGATTAGATCTACCAGAAGGAAGACGTTATAAAGTCCCTTCAGGTAAACTATATCCTTCAGTAACTACAGTAACTGGGCATCTAGATAAAGATTGGTATACTTCTTGGGTAGCCAGAGTTGGCGAAGAAGAAGCAGCCAGAATATCTAAGAAGGCTACAGATAGAGGTACCCGTATCCATGCTCTATGTGAGGATCAGTTATTAGGTAAGAATCCTATGCCTGAATTAGTTGATATGGATATGTGGTCTGATCTCAAACCAGTTATTGATAAGATAGACAATATACATGCTCTAGAGAGCAAGTTATATTCCGATAAACTAGAAGTTGCGGGTACAGTAGACTGTATTGCTGAATTTGATGGAAGACTGTCGGTCATCGATTTTAAGACCTCCAAGAATCCAAAAGATATAAATAATATAGAACATTATTTTATACAAGCGACTGCATATTCGGTTATGTTTCAGGAGTTATACGATATAGCAATTCCTGATATAACTATAATAATAGGAGTAGACCATGACAAACCACAAATTTTCCACCAGAAGCGTAAGGGCTTCATTCAACAACTAGTTGACCTCCGTCAATCTTTTAAAAAAATATATTTACTTTAATTAAAAACTAGAGTATAATAATACTAAGCGCATAAAAAGCTAAGTACCAATCGCAAGGAGTATATCCCCATGAGAAAGACTTTCGCCGCAATATTGGCTATATGTTACCTGTGCAGTTTTAACATTGCACACACAGAAACGTTATATAACAAAATTAAAGTTCTGACTAAGTCAGAAAAAAAACAAGTAGAATGTCTAGCACAGAACGTGTACTATGAGGCAGGATATGAACCTACAAAGGGTCAGATTGCTGTAGCACTAGTAACTCTTAATAGAGTCTATTCGGGATTATATCCTAAGTCTATATGCGGTACCATGGCTCAAAAAGTAGAAGAGACATGCCAATTTAGTTGGTATTGTGATGACTACAAAAGAACAAAAGCTGTTGCTTATAGATATACTAAGCATGAGAAAGAAGTATTTGAACATGCCCGATCTGTAGCTACGTATACATACATGAACTATAAGAACATGCAAGACGTTACAAAAGGGGCTTTATTCTTTCATACAAAAGATGTAAATCCTAGATGGCAAAATGTTCGCGTAACAACAAGAATTGGAAATCATATTTTTTACAGAAAGGCTTAAACGTGGCAAAACCTGAAAATGAAACGTCAAGTATTCTTGGCAGTTTACTAAACAATGTTTATATCAATACAATAGAATCAACAATAAGAACACACGAAGTCTTTTTAGATAGCGAAATAGAAGAACCTGGTAGATATAGAGATTTAATATCATTATTAAATAATGCCAGTGAATCTGACAAGATCCATTTATTCATTAATTGTAATGGAGGCAACTTAGATTCTTCTGGTGCAATTATATCAGGTATCCTATCATCTCGCGCTGAGGTTACAGCATTCCTTATGGGAGCTTGTCATTCAGCTGCGTCTCTAATTACTATGTATTGTCATGCTGTTCATGTGTATGACACCGCATACATGATGATCCATACAGCATCATTTGGTTCTTCAGGAAATACTCCAACAGTTAAGGCTCATACAGACTTTACAGTAAAACAATGTGAGAAACTAATGATTGATGCGTATGAAGGTTTCCTGACAAAATCTGAGATGGATAAGGTTCTTAATGGTATTGAATTATGGTTTAATTCTGATGAGATCAAACCTAGACTTAAGAAAAGATTTGAGGCTGTAGAACTTCAAACTAGGAAAGAAGCTGAAAAGAATAATGAGATCACTGAACCAAAGCCAAAGAAAGTCAAAACAAAGCTTAAAATAGATGATGGGGCTATTGAATAAAATTGTTTACACTTAATGATATTTGTGATATAATGTACTTTTAAAATGAGGAAACTGTGATGAATATAACTCAGCATATTAATTTTACCTACCAAACTAATAATAGACCTGAGCTTGAAAAGCTAAAGGAATCTTTATTAAACACTAAAAAAGAGTATGATGTATTCTTTGAAGAATATCTAGAAGTGTTTGATGACAAGATGTCTGCATCAAGTACTCAAAATACCCCAGAATGGAAAGCATATAAGGATAAGTATCAAGCTTATACCAAAATTACTGAGAATATCAAGCTGATAGACTACTATCTAGGTAGTATTTAATGGAAGGCAAGATCTTTAAGAATAACAATGAGTTTGCCCTTTACATTGAGAACTTAGTTATAGAAAGAAAGATGACTCATATGGATGCAGTATTACTATATTGCCAACAGAACTTTATTGATCCAGAAGATATATCAAAACTCATTAATAAGAACCTCAAACAAAAGATCGAGATGAATATGATCGAGCAGAACTATCTTCCTAAGAAGGGTTCTCTTGATCTATGAATGGTTTTAAGGCGTATAGATATTACGTTGCCTTAAAGCTTCATTTTACTACCGATAAGTTTAATGTATTTGAAAATAAAGGCCATGTAAAGGGATCTTACGAGACTTTTAATGCTCGTAATGATAGGCATCTATTTGATAGATTAGCTCGTAGATTTGATACCGATCAGGAATTAATTCAGTTCATGGTGTGCAATTTTGTTTATGGCAATCCTAATATGATATACAATCAAGAGGAAGCCGAACAGCATTATACTGAATGGAAAAGAGTTAAGGAAAGTATTACCAAGGTATTTCAAGACGACCTGAATACAATTGAACTTGAAACTCAGAAGAATAAGTATACCTTGGAGCAAATTTATAATTGTACAAATAATGACTTTCCAGTTATAATTAAACTATATCTGGGAAAACGAATTAATCCTCAGACTATTAGTATCATATCAGATATTCATGAACCAATAGCTGAATGGAAAAAAGATCCTACCATGGGATTAATACTTGAGAACGAATTAAGGATCTTATATAAGATCAAGGGATTCTTTAAATATGATAGAAAGAAACTATCTAAAATATTTAGTGAATTTTGTACAAACTTTGATGTAGGTTTGTATAAATAAAAATGGATAGAATTTATATCCTATACATTAATACAACGCAATATATTTTATATAAAGGAAAATACGATGGACTTAAATACACTTCGCGCATCGCGCACAAACGATTTTGGCAAGATTGCTTCAGCTTTTGACAAAATTGCAAACCCACAATCAGAATCAAGATCATTTGAAGATGACCGATTCTGGAAACCAGAACCAGATAAAGCAGGTAATGCTACTGCAGTTATTCGTTTTCTACCACGTGTAGAAGGTGATGATTTACCATGGGTAAAGATCTTCTCACATGGCTTCCAAGGACCTACAGGTAAATGGTACATTGAGAATTCACTAACAACGTTTGGTGAAAATGATCCAGTCGGAGAACTTAATACAAAACTTTGGAACTCAGGTTCTGATGCAAACAAAGAGATTGCTCGTAAACAAAAACGTCGTTTACATTTTATCTCTAATGTATTAATTGTTTCTGATCCAAAACATCCAGAAAATGAAGGTCAAGTTAAACTATTCAAGTTTGGTAAAAAGATCTTTGATAAGATCATGAATAAGGCTAAACCTACATTTGAAGATGAAAAACCAGTTAATGTATTTGACTTATGGGAAGGTGCTAACTTTAAATTACGTATGCGTAAGGTTGAAGGTTATCCTAACTATGATGAGTCAACATTCTCTGAGCCAATTCCAGTAAAACCAAGCGATGAAGAAATTCTAGCTGTTGTTAATAATCAACATAAGTTGACAGAATTCCTTGAACGTAAAAACTTCAAGACATATGAAGAACTTAAAGCTAAGCTTGATTCAGTTTTATCTGGTGAATCTAATTACAGTACAGCAGAGTCAATGATGAATGATCCATTGCCAGTTGCCGAGGCTAGAAGTATTCCTTCTGCTCAAGCTCCTGCTCCAGTAGCTTCTAAAGCTCCTGAGATCAATGAAGATGACGATGATGTAATGTCATTCTTCCAAAAGATTGCTGATGAAGCGTAGTAGTTATAAATGAAGAAGGGACCGAAAGGTCCCTTTTTTATGTGGCGAATCTGGATCTATAATACGACCTAATAGAAGTCTCTTGAGATCTAATAGGAGTTTTCATTATAGTATTTTGAGTTTGCTTAGTTATTGTTGTTGGAGCATTCACGATATTATTTTGTGCTGTATCTTTACTGTTAAGTTTTGCCGCATCATTCTCAGCTGATTGGTTATAAACTGATTCTGATGTTTGTTTAACTTTTGTTTCAGCTTTTGCAAATTCATCTGCTTTAGTTAACTGTTCTTTAGTTGCATATGTTTGTCCAATACCTAAGAATCCAGTTCCTTTCTTAGCATATTGAGCTCGTCTTGGATCCCATACATAGCCTTGTTTTTCCATGAATTCAGATCGTTTACCAGCTAATGGATCGCCTTGAGCTTCTTTAATACCCATCTTGTCAAGTTTAGCTTGAGCTTCTGCTGAACCATTCTTAGCGGCTGCTTGCAGATCTCTTATTGCTTCATCTTTAGCATTTTCAGCAGCAACAGTTGGATCTTGGAATTCTGAGAAAGCTCCTTGTTGATACTGTTGGGATTGAGCTTCAGCCCTAGTAGTTCCTTCCATATCTCCCTTTTTAGCGGCTGCTGATGCTTTTTTCTGAGCAGAACCGACTGCAGCTATAGATGCTACACCAGCTAGTAAGCTTAAACCAGCAAACAAACCAGCTCCTCCACCTAATAAACTACCACCCTTAGGAACACCTTTTGCTCCTTTAACTTTATTCATTAGTCTACCAAGAGTACCACCACCAGAACCTTTGTCTTCTGATTCTATACCCTTAATAGCAGCAAGCATATCTTTATCTGATTTTGCTTTTCGTTTATTCTCATCTTCGGTAAGGACTACTAATTTATCTAATGATTCATTATTAGCAACAAATAGATCTGATTGCTCTTGATCTTGTTCAGACACATCGTTCTTTTTACCTAGTTTTTCTTTTTCCAATAGACCAAGGCTCTCACCTTTATATCTTGGATCTGTATTAATAAGTTTAGTTGCGGCAACATCTCTTTTTTCGATCTGTCTACCACCACCAGTAGTTCTTTGAATCTCTTCTTCTGACATGCCAGAAGCTCGTAATGCTTCTAGTCTTTCTTGTTCTGTTTGAAGTTCGCGTTTTGATTGAGATGCTTCTTTAGCTTTTTGTAGATAGAATGCATCAACTTTAGATTGACTTCCGCCAAATTGAGATAGGTTCTTCATTTGTGGATTGAGTTTACCCATTACATCGGCTGATCGTTTTTCTTCTTCACGAACTGCAAGATACTTATCAACAAATCCACCTGAACCTTTTGTAACTAAACCTGTAGTTTCAGCCAAACCTCTAAGACTACCAAACTTATATCGATATGAATTAGCATCAAACTTATTACCGCCGCGACCCATAAATTTGTCTTTAATTCTTTGGCCAATAGATCTATAGTCTAATGGTTGTTCTCCAGCTAGCTGTTCACCACGTTGGCTTGATACGTTTGATGGACCTGATTTACCAGTTCCTAATGAAGATCTAGTTATAACATTATTGAG